TCCGATCTTATTGGAGAATGCTCTGCTGGTTGCTTTCAGCATCGATCTTCTCCGCATCGCTTGCGGTAAACCGCTGGAATATCTCGTCACGATGAGCATTGTTCAGCGGAATGACATCAGAGAACGTAATCGTGTTGCCGTTTGCAAAGTCATAGTTGCCCTGACCCTTCAGAGTCATCTGATCTTTTGCCGTTTTGCTGTACTTTGTGCTGGCATCATAAAGAAGCACGGGGATTTCTTTTACTCCTGCTCTTGCGAGGGCGATACTCCGATGTCTTCCTTCGTGGCCTTCTATTACACCGTTGGCCTCATTGATATCCAGCATGATTGGCTGAGTTCTCGCTTGTCTTTCAAGCGATGCGGAATCGCCGTACTGATCGTTGCCACGATTGAGGAAACCAGCCTCGTTAAGGATTCTCTGCTGACCTCTTGCAGTTACAGTTGTCATGCGAAGGAAGTCTGCCGGGTCCATTGTGGTGATATAACATTGTGCATAGTCAGGATTTGTTGAGCCATATCCACGGTCACTAAGCCAATGTTCCAGCGTTTCAGGCTTCAGATATAATTTGCCGTTATAAATTGTCGGATCGTAATCCTTTTCAATGTCCTTGACGGCGGCGGTAATGACTTCACGGTCATCAACTTCCGCATCCTCATCCATATCAATATCCATTTCAATCCCGGCATCGTTAAACATCTGAAGCATCTCGCCGGTGGTCATCTCCGCTGCCGCATTTATGTCACCAACCAGGCTATACTGTTCACGGGTATTGGCATGAGAATCCTCCCACGCATCAATCCTCGCCTGGTCTTCCTTGGATTGCCGGTCATAGAAAGCCTTGTCAGCCTGTCTGTGCTTTGCTTCTGCCTCGGCTCCACGGTAGGTCGCACCGGCGGTCTGATCCGGAATATTGCTCTGCACATGGTGCATCTTCCCGTCTTCGCCAGCCATCAATCCACCGGCCTTGACATTGGAAGCATCGATCTGCTGCTGGGAACGATAGTTGCCGTTATTATCGTACATCTTCCGGTCGATCAGCAGCTTCCAATAGCCTTTCGCCATCTTTTCCCGGTCATAGCCGACAATGTTCCCGGCTTCATCGTACACGGCACCGGAGAAGTTACCAAACCGGCTGATTTCGCCGGTGGTTTCGCTCTTCTGATTGCCGCCGGAGAAACGGGGAACAAGGCCCAACTCCTGACAGTATTCGATGAAGTTCCAGCCGTTCTGATCGGCATCCTCTTTTCTCAGGCTGGTATCCCAATACTCATAGGGGAAAATCTGTTCAGCCTGTCCGGTAGTCATCTTGACTCGCTCAGAGGTCATATTGCCGTCCTTGTCCGGCAGCTCGATCCAATAATTGGAATCATGGGGCAGTTCTTTACCGTCAAGGGTCTTGCCTTCAAACCGTTCGTACAGGCTGGTGAGATACTTGCTCTCAGCAATTCGTTCGATATCGGTTGCGGTCAGAGTCTTGCCGGTCAGCAGCCGCTCACGGGCATCACGCATTTCTTCCTTGTGGAGTAGATCGAGATCACGATCCGTAAGGTCTTCGCCACGCTCAACCCGTCCATGTGCTTCCTTCAGGTCCTTCTTGTCTGCATCCGACAGACCATCTGTCTGCACCTTGGTATAGTCAGAAGAGTTGGTCAGTTGTTCACCGACCGTCTGCATCATCCGGGAGAGCTGGCCCTTTGTGTTGCCGCTTGCATGCCACGGGATGACAAAGTCAATCTCTTCACCGGCGAGGCAAGCCTTGATATGGACATCGTTGATGCCGACCATGATCATCTGTACATTGTCGAACATCTTGGAAAGGAGCCGTGCAGCGCCGTATTCCATACCGGTAACACCGGAGAAGTCAAGAACCACGGTCTGATCATTCCCGGCATCATCCTTGAAGGTAATCACCCTGGACTTCTTCTCAGAATCGGACATGGACTCGATCTCACCAGCGGTTGCCTTGTGCCATCCGTTGCTGCTCGGCATAATGGAGCAGTTGACATCGATCCCGGCGCTGGCATAAAGCGGAACGGCCTCGTTTACCTTGGTGTAGAGCTGACCGTTCGATCCGATTGCCTGTTGCTCGATGAAGGTAAGGATGTAGTCCAAACCCCATTCCGGTCTAAAGTCGCTCGTGCTTTGGAACCGCTGACCGCCGATCAGATTCTGCCGCTTTGCCTTCGTAATCGCATCACGCAGAGACCTAAAGGCTCCGGCTACATCGCCGTCCTTGTATGGGTTGGTCATGGTACGAGCGCCGACACCAAGAACACTATCGCCAATGCTGGCCCCGGAATAAGGAAGGATCGCCTTGCCCATACCGGCTCCACGGGTGCAGCGGTAGGTCCAATTCTTCACATCCTTCGCAAATTCGCCGGTCCGGTTGAGGTCTAGCAGAATCTCATTCCTGGTTCTGTGGAAGTCGTCATCGATCACGAAATTGCCGTCCTTGTCCAGCTTGCACAGGGCCTGTGTCACCCAATTGTAGGCATCCACTTCACGGAGTTTCGCATTCAGCTCGTCAATCTCGGAATACAGTTTCGTCCGTTTTTCAACCAGCTTGTCAATCGGTTTGCCTTCCTTGAGCGCATCGCTGATATCGTCATTGATACCACGCTCGCCCTTGTCATTGCCTTCGATGGCAACTTGCTTATCTTTGATCTTGCCTTCGATGTCGGCCTTCTTCTTGTTGACCACCTTTGCATAGGCGGCAACATCCGCATTCTCATAGTTTTCCTTCGCTTTTGCGAGATCGTCCATGAACTTGGCGAGGTTGTTTTCTGCTGAAGCAAGATAACGCTTCGCATTCTTGTCATTCGGATTGGCATTCAGCTTGTCCTGATACCCGGCGATCTTGGCTTGTATCGCCGCAACCTTCTTGTTCACGCTATCGATGGACTTCTGCGCTTTATTCCTTGCCGCCTTCTGTGCCTCGATAAACGTTTCATCAATTCCGAATTCCTGGGAATGCGCATTCGCAATGAACTCGTTCACACGTTTCTGCGTTTCTTCCTTGCTGACTTCCTGTCCTTCCTCGCCAAGGAACCGGTTCTGATACTGCCGGATGTTTTCCAGCAGACTCGGAACGCCCAGCCACCGGCTGAAAACGTAGCATACAGGGCAAGGAACCTTGAGGTCTGCCTCGTATACATCATTGTAAACCTGAAGGATTTCAGTAGCCTTCAGACCACGCCCAAGGCGAAGCATATCACGGGAAAGCTGGTCAACAACCGCCTGTGTCTTCGTGCAGATCGTGCCGAAGTCAACCGTGCTGGAATACTGCTTATCGGAGTTCGCCTTGATGGCAGAGAACTCGGAATACAGGGTGGAACCGGCAATCTCCCAAACAAGGTTGGTATCATTCAGATTCACACACATATTCATCAGATCGGCAAACATCTTGTGAATCTTGCCAACCGTTTCTTGGTTCATCGTGCCAAGCGCAAGCGCAGAATTAGTCAGCATTCCGACAGGAGTGCTTTGGATCATCTCCGGTGTCACTTGCTCAACCCGTTTCGCATTCGTATCCTTGGACGGGTCCGTGGTATACAATCCGGGTTTCGCAACAATGTTCCCGTTATCATCCTTGATCTCGATCTCATTGTAGAAGAGACCGGCAGCCTCGGCAAACTGATTCACGGAGAACTGTTCATTGCTTGGATGTACGCTGATGTTCCGGCGCTCGTTGATCGCCTTTTGGAAGAGCCGCTCTGCCCGTCTGAAGTTCTCAGCCGTTTTCCTTTCTTCGCCTGTCAGCCGTGCGTTCTTCAGGAATTGGTTGATATTGTGGAGGATATTTCGCATTGTGCCGCCGATGCCTTCGTCCAACATCCGCTCAACCGTCTGCCGGTTTGCGAGGTTGTTCTTGGCGAAGTCGGCAACAATCTCCGCTTCCGCATCTTCCGTGGTCAGATCAACGCCATTCCGCTTGTAGAAGTCAATGCGGTCCTGTACGGCCTTCTGCTTCGCTTCAGGGTTGTTGAACAGGATGCTTTCGACAACGGACTTATACTTGCTATAGCTCTTGGTGTTCTCCAGGCTATGCGTGATCTCGTGGAGGGCAACTTCCACCATTGCCTGTCCCACGGTCAGCTTGTTGGAAAGTGTAATCTTCCCGTTACTGTACTTGCCGTTCTTGCCTTCCGGCATATCACCAACTTCGATGGCAACACCCAACCGCCGACTCAGCATTCCGATTGCCAGCGCAGACTCGGAATTGGAAAGAATCTGATTCATGTCCAGCTTCCGCATGGCAATATCATTGTCAAAACGATAAAGCTGCTCACGAACACTTTCGGCTTTCTCGCCGGTCAGACCACGCCGCTGGATCTCGGCATCAATTGCCGCTCTCCGGGAATCCTCGTCTGCCTTTCCTGTCCGTGCATCCTCTTCAGCATGAGCGGCAGCGGCTTCCGCAGAAGCCTGTGCTTCCGCTTCAGCTTTCGCCTGGGCCTCAGCCTGTTCCTGCTGGGAAATGGTCTGTTCTGCCTGTTGCCGCATGTAAGCCGTGGTAGTCTCGATAGCCTTCCGGTTATCGTCCTCAACCTTCTGCTGGTCCTTCCTGGCCTTGTCCAGCTTCTGCGCATATTCCTGCGCAACGGCGGCGGCAGAGGTCATCTTCGCCAGCGCACCGGTCATCTGATTGCCGTCATTGATCGGATTGGCGGCAACGGCGGCGGCTGCATCGGAAACACCCTTCCGGGCGGCCTCCAGCTCGTTGTTCTTCTGCTCGGCTTCCTGCTCGGCGGCTCTCGTTGCTTCACGGGCCGCATCGATCTTCGCCTGTGCCTCAACGGCGGCATCCCCAAGGCCGGTAGCCATCAGCCGCTTGAACTCTTCGTTCACACGGGCATCATGGATTCCGGCGGCAACGCCCTGCGCAACACCGGGGTTCTGCATATCGGAAGATACGGCAGCGGCAATCTGCTGGGCCATCTGTGTAATGCCAAGACCATTTGCGGCCCCGTTTGCGAGGATGTCAGCGCACTGACCGTTGCCAAGGGCGGCAAGCTGAAGACCGGTGGACAGGGTATTGATATCAATATTGTTCTGCTGACCGGCAACCAGGATTCCCTGCACCATACCGATATTCAGCTTTGCGGCTGCGGCCTGTGCCATGTAGTTGTCACCGGTGTTGATGACGGTGGCAATGGCGGCGGCCTGTGCGGTTGCATCGGCATCGGCGGCCTCTTCCAGCATGATGATACCGGTCTCATAGGCATTCATCGCCTGTGCGTGGGAACGCCGCTGGGATTCTGCCGGTCCGTTGACAGGATACTGTTCCGGCTGGACCTGTTCGGTCTGTTCGGTCTGCGCAGTTTCCACCGGGGTTTCAGTTCGGACGGTCTGCGCTTCTTCGGCGGCTCTCCGTGCCTCAGCCTCTGCCGCTTCATGCTCCAGCCGGATATCCCGGATGGATTTCTGCTTGGCATGTTTGCCGGTGGCATTCTGGTTGTATTCCCGTGCTTCCTGTGCATACCCAAGATAGGTAGTCAGCGTGTTGCCGGTCATGGCAACCACATCGGCACCGGGAGAGAAGAAGGAAATAATAGCGGTATGCAGGACACCGTCCACCTCAGCCTGATGGACAAGAGCTTCTGCCTGTTCCGGGGTCAGCGTATCATCCTTGGCAAGGGCATCCCTCACCGCATTGTCATGCTGGGTCTGATAGTCCGGATTATTGATGTACTTCACCCAATAGTCGGCGGCATTCTCGATCAGATCATTTGCGGACTCACCGACCACTTCGGACAAGGCATTCGGAATGTAGTTTTTGAGGAAGGTGGTAATACCCTTCTTCGTCAACAGCAGTTTCCCGGATTCCTCGATATGTCCGAACTCAATTCCTTCTGTCCAGGATTCAGCAATCAGCGTGGAAGCAAAAATAATCGCCTGTTGCTTCGGATCTGCGTTACGCTTGATGGCATCCTCCAGCGCATCGGATGCGGCAGACAGGGCGATGGGGGTTGCGGAAAAGATGTTGTTAAGGAAATCGGCTACCTTCCCACCGCCTTCGATATTCGGCATGAACTGACCAAGTAACTTGCCTGTCATAAAGCTGTTCCCACGGTTATACAGGATCTCGTATGCACCGGAGAGAACTTCAGCAAGCGCAGGATTATCCTTATATGTCTCCTTGATTGCGTTAACGTTTGCCTGATGCTGGGATTGAGAAAGATGGCTGCCAACTTTAAGAATTCTTAGTTCCTTCTCATCCGCTCCAAGCGCAACACCAGCAGAATAAACCATACCAGAAATGCTGTTTATAGCAGCCGGAAGGATCGCCCCAATCTCGCTGACAAACCGACCAAGCGCACCGCTTTCTGCGGTCTTCCGGGTAACATTTTCGATGCCGACATCGAGTCTCGTCATCAGATCGTCACGCAAATCGAGATAGAATTGATCAGCCGCTTCGATTCCGTCACGGGCCGCAAGTGCAAAGTAGATATCGACTTCTTCCGGTGTCATCATGGGGAACCATTGCTTCTGCGTATTGCCGATCTTAACATTGTAGATATCGGACATGTCGAGCGCAGCATCCCGGCCCTTCTCAACAAGTGACAGGAAATTCGGATTGTTCGTAATCAGATAGTTGTTATAAACACGGTTCTGTTTCTCCGCATCCGCAAGGAATGCATCAAAATGCTGCTTCAGGTCATCCGGGATGGAATCGCCAAGGGTGTTCATAATAAACTGAACATCCTGAACAACCTTGTTGTTCTCTTGGATCATCGCACCGATATCAGCAACGGAAGATCCATGAATCTCGTCAATCAGCGAATTCCCGTCTGCCTCCGGGGACTCATACTGATAGAATCCACCGGCATACTGCATGATGGAATCAGCGGTGGAAGGATCGTACTCAATGCCCATCGCCTTGGCGGCAATGGCTCCCAGCGCATCCCGGTTGGCTTTGGCAATCTCCGCATCACGGATACTCTGCTCATAGCCAGCCTTGTTCTCTTCAAGGTATCCATTGAGGGCCGCAAGCTGCTCTTTCTTCTTGTTGTATTCCTCAACACCCTTGATGGTGTCGGCATCCATCTCACCGGCTTCAGCCTGAGCTGCCCGGATGCCATTCGCCCGGTTGTTCTGCTCGATCCGGAGCTGTTCGGCCTTCTCGTTGGCGGCGGCAAGCTGTTCAGGAGATATCTGCCCAAACCGCCACATATCGTTCCACACATTGCCGACTTCGTACTCACCGGTCTCATCATCGTAGATGAGCTGGACCTGAGTACCGTCATCGAGGGAGAAAACAGGCTCAGACTCGATGCTCTCGCTGGCGAGAATCTGAGTGCCGTTCTTCTTCTCAAAGTCCTCAACCTCGGCGGCAAGGCTATTGGCGGTAGTCTGATACCGCTCGTACTCATTCCGGCTGGCAAGGGAACCCAGCCATGTCTTGTTGTACTTCCAGTTCGCATCCTCCGCATACCTTGCGGCATTGTTGGTGATATCGATCATGCCGGTCTTGATGCCTTCGGCAATGCCATTGAGTCCGGCGGCGATATTACCATACTCAACGCCGGGAACGGCATCGAAATAGTCCTTCTCGCCCTGGGACAGGAAAGACCCCAGCGCATCAATTGCGCTGCCGACCTTATCGTTCTCAACCTTCGTCACGGAATCGTCCCCATCGGAAACGGCAACGCCGTAGGAACCCATGATTTCATTCCCGGTCTTTTTCGGATTCGCAATGACATCAGCCGCCATCTGCTGGAGCATCTGCTTCCGGTACGGCACGGCACGGGTCATGTCCATGATCTTGCCGCTCTTCAGGGAAGCATCCATCTTCGCCAGCGTGGAATAATCGGAGGATTCAAGCTGGGAGTCAATCCACTTGTTCGCCTCATTCTGATCCTTGAACCCACGATTCAGCCGCCGCTGGAAAGCCTTGGTCAGATTCGCCAGCTCTGTCTCTGCCTTCTCCGTGGTCTCCTCGGCAGCCAGCACGGTCTGATACATCTTGACGGAGGTCTCGTCCTCCCAATCAACGTTGTTCCGCAGAGCCTCGACATCCGCTTTGGAGAAGGAAGGCACACCGAAATAAACCCCGGCCTTATCCATACCGTCACCAGCCATGCCGACTTCGTAACGGGAGAAAGTGTCGAGGTTGTCGATATTCAGTTTCGCAGAAATGTTCGGATCGTCTTTCCAGCTATTGCCGGACTTCAGGTAATAGTTGGCAATATCCTGACGGGAATTCCCCGTGCCTCCTCCATTCCTCGCCGCCCAGATGGTCCCACGGACGGAATCGGCATTGTATCCGATGGCTTCGTTCAGCTCCAGCGGAGAGGCGCTCGTCCGGGTATCATCCATCTTCTTCAGCGTGGAATACTTGTTGGAACCGAATACCTTCCGGATGATGTCATCATCGGAAAGGTTCAAGTCAGACCGTCCGGCCCAATAGGCAATCTCCTGCTGCGCAGCCGCCCACTCGCTCTTTGCCTTGCCGGTGGTGTCCATACCCTTCTGATACTGATAAAGGTCATAGGCGATCAGCTCTTCCTGCGAAGCCTTCTTCCCCGGCTTGCTGGGCGTGTTGGTGGTCCCGTTGTAAGACAGATAATTCTGCCAGCCTGTATTCTGCTGGAACCATTCCGGGGTCAGGCCCCGTGCATCAATCCCGTAGCTGGCGAGGTTGTTCACGGCTCCGTTCGTTGCCTTGGAATAGGCATCATAGTAGATATTCCCCGGCTGGGTCCGGAACTGATCCAGCATGGTCAGTTTCTGCTGCGCTTTTGTGGGGTCTGTCTTCGCAATCTGATTGATTGTAGCGAGGGCCTGTCCGTAGTTTGTCGGTTTATCTCCCAGCTTCCACTCCTGCTGGATCGGCTGGGAAAAGTTCTGCTGGTACGGAGTTTTTGCGGCAGAGGAATTATTGGGGGTTCCATTTTGAATCTTGTCCCAAAACGCCATACGGGTTCCTCCTGTTATCTGTTACTTTGATTTTGTCGATTTGGTACTGCCACCAGCGCCTGTCTTTTTGTCCTTCAGAACCCTCGGATCACTCTTGTCACCAACATCGACCTCGTAATACTCCTCGCCGGGAACAGAGAACGCCGCTTCAATCGGATCAATTGTCGAAAGGCTCGGACTCTGATAACGATTCGCATTGCCGTTGTTGTTGTCAACAAGCGCTGTGCGACTTGTGCTTTTGTTTGAACTCAGACCGGATGCAACAAAATTTGCAACAGAAGAAAGTCTATTCTTCAAGTTGTCGGACATTCCTAAATTAACATCGTCAAACAGATTATCCGGGTTGGTGTCCGGGGGAGTATCCGTTCCGGGCTTGCCGGGTCCGGGGCCACCGCTGCTGCCGGAACCGCCCTTCCGCATGGCCTCGGCATCCGCACGGCTCAGACCGGCACGGGCCAGCAGATCATCACTCGGAGTACCACCCTGTGCGACAATTGCAGAAACGTAACCAGCGGCAAGCTGACGATCAGTATCATTATTGCCCTGTGCAAACTGCCGTTCCCATTGCTGGGCGGCGAGATCAGCCTGACCCTGCTGGAAATTCTGATTCCACGCAACATCAGCACGGTTCGCCTCAAACTGCCGCTCCCAGCGTTCAGCCTCGGCTTCTTCGGACTCCAGCGCACCCAGCCGGTTCTCGTAGTCAGCAATCTGATTGTTCCAAATATTGTTCTGCGCTTCGATCTTCTGCTGGTTGATATTCGCAAGATTCTGCGCATTATAGGAGGACCGCTGCATTCCCCGGCTGAGAGCCTGACGGTCTGCCTGTGAATACGCCCTGTCAAATGATTTGTCAGAAGATTCCCTCTGCTGACCGTAGGCGTGATTCAGCGAATCCCACAGCCGATCCTGCCTCGTCATGCCCTCAACATCCTGTCTCGTTCTCGCTGTCGTTGCCATGATCTTCATCTCCTTGTCAAATAAAAAGCCCGTGACTTTTCGTCACGGGCCGTTTTCCTGTTGATCAATGTAAAAATATTTCAACCCCCAAATGCACGATTGGCCTATTAAACAGGAACAAGTTGTGTTATAATCCTCGTGCTGGAGGTGTTGATTTTGAAGGAAGTGTACAAAGATATCGTTGGTTTTGAAGGGAAATATGCCGTAAGTAATCTTGGGAATGTGATGAGTCTGAATTACTTGAACACGAGAAAAAAGAAAGTCTTGACCCCCGTAAAGCACCACGGTGGATATTTGATTGTTCACCTTGGAGCAAACAAAATAAAAATGGTCCACACACTTGTCGCTGAAGCGTTTATACCAAAGTGTGAAGGTAAAAAATATGTCAATCACATTGATGGTAACAAGCATAACAACATTGTGTCAAACCTTGAATGGGTAACATCCAAGGAAAACATGAACCATGCTATCAGAACCGGATTGAGAAACCCTCACAACACCCATGCGGCATTTGGAGCTGATAACATCAATTCCGTTCCTGTTATCCAATATTCAAAAGATGGGAAATTCATAAAAAAATGGGATTGTATTTCAAATGCCGCCCGTTATTACAATTGCAATCCATGCACATTGTCAAATTGCATTTCCGGCAAGTTAAAAACCGCACACGGATTCGTTTGGAGACATGAAGGTAAAGACCTTTGGGATCGTGGAATATATGGTGTATATTCTGTGAAGAGGAAGTCTCCTTCAAAAAAGAACGATTGACTATGTGAATTATTGAGATAGAATAATAGCAACTCTTCCGATGGTTATATTTGCCGTTGGAAATTGACCGGGGCAATAGCGGATGCCCCGGTCTTTTATTACCCTGCTTTCTGCTTGTCCAGCTCGTCCAGCCGTTCTTTCATCACGGCGGTGTTCTTCTCCAGCTCGTAGGTTCGTTCAATCACATTGTTGTGCTTGTCCACCTTCTTCTCAAGCTGCTCCAGCCGGTAAGCCATGAGAGCCGTCTGCTTCCGGTTGGAGAAGTATGTGCCAAGGAATGACAGGATTCCTGTCACAGCGGCGGCAGCCAACGGTATCCATTCCATTACGATTCACCGCCCTCTTCTTCGATTTCTGTGGCGGCAAGGCCGTCTTCATCATCCACGGTAATGGCATACTTCTTGGTGGAGGCTTCCGTGCTGGAACCAAGAATCAGGGTCTTGCTGTCGAAGATCACGCCGTCAACAGCTTCCTTGATCTCTGAAATGGCATCATGGAACATCAGGACACAGGCAGCCAGCGGAGCCTGTAACCGTCCCCAGCATCTCGTATCATGGGGAGTAGAACCTTTCAGGGTAGGCTGCTGGAGATGATAAACCACACCATCTGTGTAGACAACCGCATCACCAACTTCATAGGTTTTTTCGGCACTCCATTCACCCTTGTAAACCAGCTTACTCATTGCTCACTCCTCCCCGTCTTCCGCAGGGTCAACCCACGGTTCTTCATAGTTCATTGCCCTTGCGCTGTCTCCAACACCAGCGGTAGTGGGATCGACCACGATACCAAGAATGGCAAGCACCACAAACACGGCATCTACAACCGCAATGATCTTGCCGGTCAGGGTAGTCAGGTCAACCTTGAACCCAAACAGAGCGGCAACAGCCTGTACTACCATCGCCAGCGCTGGGATCAAGGAAATCCAAAACTGTTTGTTGCGAATCCGGACCTTCCAATTGATCATGAAACCATCTCCTTCATTACTGATACTCCAGAATATTTATTACAAAGGGCCTCAGCTTCTTCTTTGCTGAGACCCGTAATAGTAACCTCGTAGTGCTTTGGCTTATCAGGAGCGGTCAACAGCTTCTCCCATGTCTTTGGGCCGACCACGCCGTCTTCCTTCAGGCCCCAATCACGCTGGCAAGCCTTAACCGCCTTCTCCGTTTCGGCTCCGAAATCGCCGTCAGCGCCGTATTTCGGCAGCGCATATCCGTGGTTGATCAGCAGAGTCTGCAATTCCCGGACTTTTTGCCCCTTATCGCCTCGTCTGAGCGTGGGGTAGTCCGTTTTATCATCCGCAGAAACAGGCGGCTCTACGGGGGCATTTTGAGGCGGTAATAGCGTGTTCATTTTATCAGCAAAAGCATAGGATACCGCCCAATGAGTCCAGCGGTTCTTCTTCATGGGGTTAAAATGCTGCACACCGTTGGAGCATTCAAGGGTTTGACCGTTGAAATAGAACCCTGTGTGGCTCATGCTACTGCCGTCTTTGATGAAGATGGAAACCAGCACACCCTGTGGGATGGTGCTCATGTCATCCGATTGCACACACCAATTGGACTTCGTGTTCCATTGGCTCGTGGCTCCCTGACCTTCAAGGAAGATTCCAAACTGCTCGTAAAGCCACTTCTCAAACCCACGGCAATCAAAGCACCGGGTCCGTTCTTCGTCCGGGAACCATTGGCATCCCTTGCAGTTTCCGTTATCCCATGCCTTGCACTTGGTCTTGATGGTTGTGTGACTCGGATTGTAGGAAAGCCTCTTCTTCCGTTCGCTGACCGTGCAGAGCGCTCCCCAAGCGCCGAAAACATAGGGCCATCCTACACAGGCAAGTCCGGCTTCCCACATCGCATCGGAAAGCGGAATCCCACCGGTGGAATACTGAGCATTCAGGTCATCGATCAGACCTTCAACATACTTGGCGGTGTTCACTTGTCATCATCTCCCATCACGATCAGGGCGGCAAATAGGAAGCCAATGACCGCTCCAAGTCCCAGCCAAATGATTATCGTCCACCACGGCATTGTCATCCCTCCTCAAAAGGAAACCGGAGCGATGCCGTCACCGCCCCGGTTCTCGTGTATAGGTCACTTTATCCCACTGTATCATAATGTGTGATAAGTTCTTTTCCGGCATTAAACGCGCCAAGCGTGAATCCTGTGATATATGGGTCAGCATTTACTATGTTTGCAATTGTGCCAGTATACAGTTCAAGGGGGAGGCCCAACGTAATAAGTCTCTCAATCCCCGCGCTTGTGACTACATTTATATTATCTGCATCAACGAATACTTCGTTGCTACCTTTAAGCGCTAATACCCGCTCAGAAAATGCTTCGGAGAAATTTATATCTGATGTGATAACACCTAGCCGAGCTTCTGCATCTACTGCATGTATATATTCGAGATAACCAATACCATATGATATCCACGATACCTTCCCCTGCATACCATTTCGGATTACTATCGTGTTTAATGCCCGGATTTGCTCCTCCGTCCCAACTTTAAGTTCAATGTACGGATGCAAGCCAAGGTTGCGGCATGCCCTGATAAACTGCTCAAATGTCGGGATTTTCTGCCCCGCAAATCTTGCGTTTTTCCATATGCCAAAATCATAGGTTAATGCTTCTGCATAAGTTATATCTGCAATCGCCACATCTTCCGTGAGTGTAGTACCATCTGCATTCCTTGCGGTGCGATTGATTGTCGCATCGTGTAGGAGCACAGGCACACCGTCTTGAGTGAATCTGATATCCGTTTCCACACAATCAAATCCCGCCATTTTTGAATACTGGAAGGCAATAAGTGTGTTTTCTGGGGCCATTTGCTCAAACCCACGGTGATTAACGGAACGCACATTTTGATTTTTGCTATAAACTACACCATCAAGCATGCCGTCAATCATGACCGGAAAAGCCGCAGATACCGTGATATGATTCGCAGAAACTACATTAGTCCTAATCAGCATAAAAAGCAGATAGCTTTCAGCGTTTCGCGTATCACTATAAACTGTTGCGACAAACTCGCTATTTGCAACATCAAAGTACACAGCAATTGCAGTTGTCGAAAGGTTTGAGTAATCAATCACGGTTTCTGAACAAGAATAATATTTTTTATTGCTTGTTCGTCTGTCGATAATGACTGTGTCATCCAGGATTCTTATTTTTCTGTTGACTGAATCAATCATTGGATAATGCGGAAAGGCGGGACTTGGAATGATGCCAACCTCTGCCGTTGGAATTGCCTTGATATCTGGGATAGCATATCCGGTCAGTACACCGATATAGGCAGGTGTTCTCGCCCCGCCAATATTACCGTCTACAATCAATTTCGTTGCGCCGTCCGGGGCCGTTGCGATGATTTCTGAATAATCTGTGCCACCCGCGCCACCTTTTTCTGCGCTTTTATAGATAGTATTATCATTCGCATCTGTGAAAATGTACAGGTATCCATTTTGCGCGGCGTAGCCATTTACAACATACTTGCTACCCGCCGCAACATCAGCGGACAATGTATAAAAAGATGCCGTTGCAGACTCAACTGCACCATAGCGATTGATAAATGTTGCGTCTGTGCGGGTTGTGGCGATTTCGGTGGTTACTGGCGTAGCAATATCTATGATTGCCTGTGCGTGATTTTCCGAAACGATTGATAGCCTTTTAATATCCTCTGTGTTTGCACCAATGTTCGCATCCTGCGCCGCATCGTAATTGCGCAATTCTGCAAATTCTGCAGTTGATGTTTTTCCGGAATACGAAGTCCTACCGCCTTTATCATTGATGATTAGCCATGCGGCATTCGTGGGAGCAACCACCACATAATCTCTTACATCTGCCGCTGTGGTTCTCTCCAAAATCACGCCGTCACTTTGTGCAAAAACCCACGCCTTAGGTGCGCTACCTCCAAGCGCGTTAATTGTAAAAACATCGCCTTCTGTGCATGGAATCACATAGCAATTAAAATCTGAACTATACACAAACTGTGACAAATTAACTGTTTGTTCACTTGTATTCAGATAATATTTTTTGCGTGTGATAGGGAGCGGAAAACATCCTGTAATGCCGTTTAAAGCACTCTTTAAGTCACCAACCATGTCTGCCGGAGCAGCGCATGTATTAAGCGCAAGGGTCCGATCCAGCGGAGGGCTATCCGGGTTCGTGAAGTTTTCCTCCAGCCACGCTTCCACATCTCGCTCTGCTGCGGTCTCGGCTGCTTCCTGTGCAGCCTCCGCAGCGATCTTCGCCGCACTCGCCTGTTCGGAAAAATACTTGGCATTGTTGTGATACGCCGGATCGGTGGACGGAACATCCGTACCGCCACGCTTGCCAACGGCCCAAGACTCAGCCTCGTAATCATAGCCAAGGATGATGTTCTTCATCTCCATGATTTCTTTCAGCCACGGAATCTGAACGGTGGAGGAATTGTTCCCTTCCCCGGCGAGAGACAGATGAACGATGGTCGCAACCACGGCGCTCATACCAAGCTGCCGAAGGACTTGCTCCTCATCCTCCACGCCAAACCACACCTGAAGCAGACCGGTTCCTTCCTTGGTTCCAAGGTCTTCATCAGAAACGCTCCAAGTGAGGATGTTATCCTCAAAAGTGATCTCCACTGGGTACGGCTCAGATTCACCGGGCCGGATGTGCATCAGGATCGGCTGCCCGTCCGGGACCTTCGCCACCCATGCGCTCATATCAATCTCGATTGTGCGGAAGTCCTGTTCCCCCGTATAACCGATGTCAATGTTCTGAGGGAGCCTTTCAACCTCGTACATGCCTCATCACTCCTTGTATACTTTTACTTCGCAGTTCTTCCAACCGGAACCGCTGCTGCCGGAATAGGATGCCGTCAGCTCGATGCTGCCGAAATTGATCTTGTATGCTGCGACATAACCGCCGGAAGCGGAAACGCTGATCGTAAGCTGGCTTACATCAGCAATCCATGTTCCGCTTGTAACCGTCACATCAAATGTCCGGTCAAACCCTGTATTGTAATCGCCTTGGTTGATATGCTTCGTGAAGGCCAATCCACCAACCGTTGCCGTGACATCAACACCGGCTCCGCTGGATGTGTCCACATGGACCGGGAATTTCAGCCGGTATGAATAGGTCGCACCCGTACCGCCGGGAGCTGTTGAGATCGCTCCGTTCGTGTCCAGCGTTCCGGTATAGCCGTCCAAATCTTGCCGTGTGGCAATCGCTTCCCGGTAATTCACAGCAGAAGAATCCAGCGGCTTTACCCAAATCCGTCCATCAACACCGTCCGGCGGCTCCGTGGAAACCACGATATCATTACTGCTCAGGAGGGGAACACCGTCCGTGGTGTAATGTTCGCCTTTCAGCGTTCCCTTCTTCACCGCCAACCCGGTCTCGTCAATGTCGATGTTCTCAGATGCAACCTTGAACTGACCGTCACTCTCGACTTCAAACAGGCTCCCGGCTTTGATCTTGATATGCTTGCCCAGCATATCAATGCCGTCCCGTGACATGCCGATCTCGGTCATCACGCCGTCAATATCGCTGACTTGCAGCAGGATGCCGCCGACAACCAGCGAGATATCGCTGACATTGCCTTCAATATCACCGATCTCCAGCTTCAGCTCCCCGGCAACGCCGCTGATGGAAGTGTAGTTCCCGTCCTCGTCTTTGATGAGGCAAAGGTCCTTCAGCTTCGTGCCAAGGTCCTGAACCCTCAACCGCCCAAACCGCCGGTAAATGTCATCGAAAATCTCGTCAAGCTGGAGGATCAGCGCCCTACCTTGCTTGTCGAACGATGCCGGTATTCTCAGCGGTTGATGCTGCTGGATCGTTGAATACTTCTCGTTATCAGACATCTAACCACCTCAATCCGGGTCGGTCTCCACTACCATCTGAATGCCGCCGGTCAGCCTCCAGCAAGCTCCGGGATGGATGCCCAGCGTTTCAATGATCAGCCGGAACTTCCGGCCCGTGCCGCCAAAGCGCACATGCTTCTGCTTCGCCTTGGCAATGGTCGGCTGGACCGTCACACACTTGGTCTTGGTCTTCTTCTCCGTCTGAATGCTGAACCGGAAGGTTACCGGATACCGCCGGACTTCCGGGGAGAACAGAATTTCAAAACCGCCCTTGTTATAGGTCTTCCGTCCGAAGTCAATCCACGGTGTCACCCACTTCGTTGCCTTGCCGGTGGCATGATCCGTGTCCCATGAGTCATACGGGAGCTTCAGGATTTTCCCCGGCTGGGAAGAGCTGGTCGCATACAGGGCATCATTGGTCGGCATGAAGCTCTCAATGAAAGTGTCTGTATAGTACAAAATCGTCCGATCCGTCAGGTTGAACACGATCATGTCATTGTTGACCGTGCTGTTCCCTGTCGGAATGGACAGATAATATTTCTCTTTGTAAAGAACACCGCACATCTGATCCATCGCAGCGCTGTTGATCGTTTTCCACAGCTTCTCGATGGCTTCCCGTGCGTAGGGGTTCACGCTCAGGCCGTCATACACGCTCAGGCCGTCCCGTTCCACCATGAATATCCGCTCGGCATCCACGGCAATCGTGTTGGCAAAGGGAGCGCCGCCACCGTACTGTTCCTTGAAGGTGTACTCGCCGGGGTCGGTCCCAAGGATACGCCAAACACGCTTACCCTTGAAGGCGATGAGCTGGCTGCCAAACTGCCGGAGAGCGGTGAAACTGTCCCCGTCCCAGCTCGGCTGCTGGATATCGCCAGCACCGTCTTCCGGCTCCTCGCTCTCGCCGGAGATCGTCCAATTCGTAGGATCAAACGGACGGGAGTACATCAGCATATCCGGGTCTTCCGGGATCGCACCACCCCAAATCCGCTCGGCATAGCGTTCGATCACGCCAAACTTCTTGCCGTTGGTGTCCACGGCTTCAACCGCCCAATCCGGGTTGCTGACCGTTGCCGTGTACGGAGGCTTGATGATGATCATACCGTCTACGGCATTGCTCATCAGCAGCACATCCACCGGAGCGGTACTGCCTTCCGGGTTGATCTCGTAGGATGCCCAGCTCCACACATCGCTCCCGTAGGCCGTTACGCCGGTTGGAAACGCAAGCTGGGCAAAATCACTCATTGCGGATGTCTTGTAGTAAATCTTCCCACCCGTAGCGGCGAACAGCACTTCCGGGTCTTCCGATCCCGTGTACCACCGCCGGTACAGATGGGCCAGCGTTTCAATCCTCCCGGAGAATCCGTAAGGAAGAACCTCCGGTTCCGCTTGCGGCTGCAACACGCCATACGGGGTCTCAACGTTCTTGGCTTCCACCGCATAGCGGATATCCGTGCCAACATTGTCCCCGGCCTGTTGCAACCCAAGGAACGAGGAGAGGAAGACATCCGCATCGTAGGCTTTCAGCACGAAATACGCCATCTTCCCCACCTCACTCCGGAATGTTGATGAAATTCCTGTACCGCTTCAGCGTTCCGTCATCATTCATTCCATTCTTGCCGCCTTCACCGGCGATCCTCGCAAGCAATTCCTCAAACCGCTGACGGAAAGCGTAGCCTCTCTGCTGTTTCTGCGGATTGCCGTTGCGATAGACCAGCCATGTGGCCCAATCGGACAGATATTGGTGCATCCACTCGGGAAGGTTCGGATCATCCGTGTCCTGCTCCATTGTCGGATACATCTCGCTTGCCGGGTCTACATGCTGATGGTCAAAAGCCACCACGATCCTGTCATAGCCGTCATTGATGTAATCGACAATGTGCGGCTCAAAGTCTTCAAGGTCATCCGCATCGTTGTTCGTCTGAAACATGATCTGTTCCTTGATCTCTTTCAGGGTCATGGTGCATCACTCCTCAGATCTGTTTTCCGTAGCGCTCCTTCAGCGCCATGTACACCGGAACCGTGACATCCACAAATTCTCCACGGAGAATCCGGGTATGCTCCTCGCCCTTCTCATTGGCAAGGGTCACATGCTCGTACTGGTCCACCGCCACGCTGCCATCATCCTCCAGCCTCGGCAGGATAATCCGCACACGGGGGCCGCCGTCTTCCTCCTTCGGTTTCGGAACGGCAAAAGTCAGGCTGTCTTTCATCGCTTTTTCTTCATTCACAACAGGGGTTTCTTTTTCTTTCGTAGCCATATTCAGGCTCCTTTCTGTTAAGCCTTGGTCCAAGTCTCACTCGTTTCATCGAACAGATACACATCGCCGGTATCCGCTTCCGTGAACTTGCTGCCTGTGCAGCAATTGGTCGGCTTGGTGTCGGTAGACAGACCAGCAAACTCAAAGTAATTGATATCATCCGGCTGAAGCCGCTTTTCGATCACACGAACCATCGGTATCATCTCCTTGTTATAAAAAAGTGAGGCTACCCGTGGGTCAAGCGGATAGCCTCGGAAAGAGAGGAATTGGGGAGCCAGCGGAGGTGGACCGGCTCCCCGGGAAATGTCTTAGGCGCTTACGCTGTGTTCAACACGGCAGATGAAGTCATCCTGAATGACCGCACAGGCGAAGTGCTTCACCTTCCACGCAATCGAGCCACGCTGTTTGAGCGGATCGGCGCTGCCCTCGCTGCCAAGCGGCATGATAATGGTCTGAATGTTCGGCTTGCCCTTGCCGCCGCCCAGCTTCACGAGGCCGAAGGCGTGCTGACCGTAGATCAGGGAAGCATGGACTTCAGCACCGCTGGTAGCGCCGCCGGAAGGAACAACCTTCAGGGACTTGGCGGTGGTCCAATTGGCGGTAACGGTGGCATCCGGGACCCAGCGGAAGACGATCTTCGTCTGATTCGCCGTGCCGGACGGATATACCCGTTCAACGCACATGGGGGTCACATAGTCCGTGCCGTTGTTGGTATACTGCACATACACCATCTTGCCGGTCAGCTCACGGGCCTCGTCCTCGCTCATGGTATCCGCAACGATCATCGTGCGGTTGGCAGCATCGAAGTTGGCGTAGGCCGTCAGGTACGCCTTGGAGCCATACAGATAGGACTCGGCGGCGAAAATCTTGCCGTTGTCCACCTCGAAGAACTTCACCTTGTAGATGTTGCCCAGCTCGTAGGACTTCACCCGGCTGTCATCCTGGTACACGCTGACATCGTTCCAATGCTGGTCCTGAGTCAGATCGTAGTAGGTGTCATGGTCGATCTTCGCATGGAAGTAGCCATCCGGGAACGGCTGCGCACCCTTCTTCTTCAGGTTGCGGACAACCTTCTTGATGACCGCATAGGTCAGGATGTCGGAAGAGGTCAGCGCAGCACGGCTTGTTACGCTGCCGGGATACATCACATTCAGGCCAGCGCAGATCTGATCACGGCCCACGGTGTCAATGGACAGGGCCGCCTGACGGGTCAGCCGTTCAGCGATGGCATCGGTTTTCTTGTCCACATGGAACAGATCCAGCTCATCGGTGTAGGCCATCCAGCCGCCGAAAGGCTTGGTCATGACGGTGAACGCCGTCTCGGTCAGCTTCTGACCGTCCGGGGTCACGCCTTCAGCCAGGGGAGTGGTGATGGCAGGAAGTTCGGAATAGCGCCACATGCGGACATGCTTTCCGTTGCCTTCCGGCTGGTCGATCATGTCGGCATCGTCCAGATACCGGAGGTTGGGTTCGACATTCTGCATGGCCTTCCGCTGGATGTAGGTTTCAACCAGGGAGGGGGCGGTGGCGGCATCATAGGAATAGTTCATGTTTACGTTAGGCATGGATTACACGCTCCTTTAACTTTGTCGGATGCGTGCCCCTTTCTGAACTCGTTCTTCCAGCCGCCGGAACTGCTCATCTGTCATGTCCATGATGGCATTGGTAGGCTGGCTGGTTGCGGCTCCATTGGGAGAACGCATCGGTGCAGGAGGCTTGCCTCTCTTCGGCTGTTTGCCGATCTCCTCGGCAACATCGTAGAAGTCAACCTCTCCTGCGATTACACGCTTTTTGATATTGGGGTCCTCGTTGAACGCCTTGATGACATCCACGCCTGTCCTCGCTTTGATCTGTGAAGCCTGGTGCTTCAGCATATCAATCCGGGCCTGTGTGGCGGCATCCCCGGCATCCTGTTTGGGGGCAAACTGTCCGTTGGCATTGCGAGGCTGGCCCTTCGGCTCCTCAATTGTGGAAGCCGGAAGACCCTGCTTCAGACGGAGATATTCCTCGGCGGTTTCAACGCTCCGGAATTCACCCTTCTTCACCAGCTCCTGCGCATCGGCCTTCAGCATTCTTTCCGACATTGCGGAAAGCTGCTCCCGGAGAGGGTTGAGAATAGCCTCATACTCTTCCCGTACCCTCGCTACCGCCTTCTCAATCCGGCCCTTCACATAATGCGGTTCCTTGGCCTGAGGCTCCGCTTCATGCTCCTGCTCGTCCTGTTCGTCAGCGGCCTGACCTTCCTCGGCGTTTTCATCAATCGCCTCGTCAAGGTCGATTTCGGTCTCGTCCGTTTCCTCAATCAGACCTTCCGGCAGCTGATCCGCTTCCGTGGCTTCAGTATTGAGGTTGGATTCAGACTCAATTCCCATAGGTTCTCCTTTCCTCCACCGCACATCACGGGGAAGTCAAAATATGAAAAACCTCGCACATCACGAGGCTTTTGCCTTGGTTATGTGGGCAGCGGCATTCCTGTCTGCTGTCCGAAGTTGTTCTCAGCCTGGTTGACCATTGCGCTCTCTTCCGGTTCCGTTCCGGGGGTCTGCCCCAGCCGTGCCTTCACGGAGGAAAGCGCATCGCCCATCTGCATGGTGGTCTGCTTCAGGTGCTGGTTCTCTTCTGCCATCTGCTGCATCTGCTGGCCCATCTGCTCAACTTGCTGCTGCATCTGCTGCATCTGCTGCTGATAAGTCTCATTGCCCTCGATGATCGGAAGGATTTTGTCCTTGCCGTCCAGGTTCAGAATCTTGATCAGCGAGGACAGGGGGAAGAACTGCTGGGCCTGTGCAGACATCGTGTAGGCTTCCATGAACATCTGATTCTGATTGGCAATCCGCTGGGGATCACGGCTGGAAATCTCGATCTGCACGGTATACGGAGGAGGATTCACCGCCCCCTTCGACTTGCCGAACAGCTTCTCCATGTTCACCTTCAGCTCACGGGTTACGCCCTTCCGGCCCGTAATCATCATCACCCGGTTGTCATCGTAGAACTGACTCATCAGCCAGATGACCTGCTCCACTACATCCTTGAAGAAGTATTTGATCTGCTCCGTGCGCATGGAGGAAATCTTTCCGCCAGCCTGGATCAGGGAGTTGATCGCCTTACCGGAAACAATACCGCCGGTGGTCTCACCACGGGTGAACTGATTCGCACCGGAGTCCTGCTTCAGATCGGTCTCAAGCTGGAGCATCATCTGATTGATCATGCTGTTGAACGGTGGCGTACTCATCCATTGGATATTGTCCGGAGTAATATTGTTGCCCTCGATGATGTCATTCTCCCAATCAGCAAGAGCATCAATGTCAATACCGGCATCCTTCCGGACCAGCGCCCTCGTCTTGGATGCCATCCGGAGGTTCATGTCCACATAGGCCATGTACCGGTTGATATACCGCATCATCGGTGCAAGCTGGGTCACAAGGCCCTCACCGGCGAGACAGCCTTCAATCGTGTCGCATGGCAGGATCGAGAACGGGTACAGGCCGTGATCGTATACACCAAGCTGTACCTCCAGCAGAGCGTTCCCGGCTGCATACGCCACATTGATCTTGTACCGCCGGGTCTTGGCATCGTAATCACGCCACCAATACTCAATCAGCAGCGCACGGTCCTCATCGCTCCCGGTGTCCTCAACGGCCTCCTGAGCGGTGGTCATGCCAACATTCTCATGGTTCCCCTTCTCAGCGCCGACATACCGGCCCTGCTCCGGGTAATGGGACCGGAACCAAGACAGCGGATGCCAGCTCAGTTTCATCACCGCTCGGCAATCCTGAATGTTCTCGGCCTTGGGGTCCCAAAGGAAAGCCTCGATGGGCCAGCGGATAATGGCGATCTCGCCCTTTCCGTGGTTCATGTCCGGGTCCCATGCCGTCTGGCAGACCATCGTGCCGGGACCGTAGAAGTCCTCGCACAGCCGGTAATGAGTCTGCTCAAAATCGTTTGCGCAGTAGATAACGTAATGAACCATGTCCTGAAGGTCATCTGCCGCTTCCTGCATCGCTGCGGTCTCCGGCATCAGCCGTGCCTCCGGCATGGAGAGCATCTGATCGGCAATTACGTTGTTGACCGTACTCTTCAGGGTCTGAAGCTGGAGGGTCTTTTTCCCTGAAACCTTCTTCGACTTCGATGTGTCCTGATCAGGATCATCCATGTGGAGAATCTTCCGTGCTTTCTTGGCGGCATCGTGGTACGGTTCGTTTCCCTGCTGGAACAGCTCCAGCCGGTCATAAATCCGATTCAGGAGTGCCTCCTGTCCACGGCTCAACGGCTGTTCTTCGGAATAGCTGGTCTCATCGACCATCGCCTCCAGCTCGTCAGCAATCTTCTGAAGCTCTTTCTCGTCATCCTTGGAGATTTCCAGCTTGGGAAGTGCTTCAGCCATCTGTATCACCTACCTCATCTACTAAAAGGATCGAACGGCTTGTATACCGGCGGTGTCTTCTTCTTAGGCACAACGGGGTGATCCATGCAAACGTAACGCAACATATCGTATGCATGGGTGATCCTCCGCATCGGAGTCAACATCCTCGGTCTTCTTCTGCGAGTAAGGCAGAGTTGGGAACGTTCGGATAAACTCCCTGCATGTATTGAATACTTGCAGTTTTGGTCTGCCGTTGTCATCAAACCGCAGCCGTTCGTGGACTTGCATCTTTCCAGCCATCCGTGCGTGATCGCCTTTGTTGAACACAACACCCTGTCGGCGGCCCATATATCCGGGAGCCATCTGATCAGCTACGCTGTCTCCACGGCTCTTGTCAAAGATCGCCGGATCTGCGGTACGGATCACCGTTATGTTGTCCTTCATCTCGGTCTCTTCCCGTTCAAGGATGCCGTCTGAAATCTGTATCGGTGTCAGCTCAATGCCGACATTCGCCTGTCTCGGTTTGCAACCGTACCACTCACGGTACATGTACATGGTTTGGTCAGGACCAATGGCGAACCATCCGCAGGAGAACGGCTTGGAGTACCCGTGGTCAAAGCCGAAGTACCGGGGCCAATCCAGCGGAATCTCAAACGGCTCGATCACATGGGTCCACCGGCGGTCAATGTAGTGATTCGGATCGTCCTTCCACTCCTTGAACACCTGTCCCTCGAAGGAGTCCCAATCGCCGTTCAGCAGCGCCGCCCGGAGGGCCGGTGGCTTCTGTTCCAGCTCGAAGATGTAGTCATCCGTGATGAACGGGTTTTCCATCGCCAGCGCCGGGATGTATTGGGTCCGGATCTTCTTGGACTTGTGCAGGGTCTCGGAGAAAATCTCCTGTTCAAGGATCTCCATGTACGGTCCGGCATCCACGAACATCTTCTTCACCCAGCCGTGTCCGATGTTGCCAGGGTTGCTGGCAGAGCGGACAATCGGAACCACGCCAAGGCTCTTCTTGGCACGGAGACGGGTTTTGATGAAATCGTAGACCACTTGTTCAAACGAGGTCAGCTCATCGAAGTACAGGAACTGAATCTCGATACCGGAGTATTTGAACCGGTCTGCCTCGGATTCACAATGCCGGAACAGGATCTTGCTCCCGTTCTTCAACCGGAACTCATGCCGCCCGGCATTATACTTCGCCAGAGCCTCCGGGTAGGAAGCCTGGGCCTCTTTGATGTCCGTGTCCTCCAGCTCCTGGTAAGTCCTCCGGAAAACACAGGCCGTGGTTCCGGGGAACTTCAGGCAGCGGAAGAGCGCATCCATGATCAGCGCCTTCGTCTTGCCGCCGCCAGCAGCGCCGCCGTACAGAATCTCGTTGGCTTTGCTGGCATG